TATTTAGTGGAATTAAACAACCACTTATTACTGGTGGAACATCACCTCAAGAATTTGCTTATCAAAACGATTTCGTTACATACAATGCAAGTGACTGGCAAACAGTAACATCAACTGGTGGATCTGACTATCAATTAGCAGATTATGCTTTTGGATGGTTGAGACAAGGAGATGCTAATCCAGCAGCTGGAGAAATCCAAGGAGTAGCAGATTATGAATGTTATCAATACAGTTCTACTAGACAATGGTACTTCGAAGCGAGAATCGCAGTTACCGATGTTAGTGAAGCAAACACTTGGGTTGGATTTGCACAAAATGGTTATGCAGATTCAGATACTTTACCTACTGACGGTATTGGATTCTCTCACCTACAAGATACAACTACTATTCAATTCGTATCTAGAAAAAATGGTGCGGGTGTATCTTTTGATATGAAGGATAGTGCAGCGGGAAGTACTTATACTTTTGAAGACTCTAGTATAGCAACACAAAGTGCAACGGTAATGGCAGCACCATCTAACCCTGTTAGATTGGGATTCTTATTCCAACCAGCAGGTACTGAAAAAGGACAAACAGCAGTTCAATATAAACTGTTCCTAGATGGTAAATGTGTCGGAACACAAGCAGCAACAACTGTTCCTGATGATATAGAGATAGGTCTGAATATGATGATCGCTCACAAAGGAACTGTAGCTAACGACCTTTATGTTGATTACGTTCAAACAGTACAACAAAGATAATAAGATTATTCTAGGTTCCTTCGGGAACCTAGATAATTAGGAGATAAAAATTATGTCAATAACATCTAAAGTTAGACAATCTATAGTTCTTACAGCTGATGGCCAGGTACAAAAACTAGTAAATACTGCAAGTACATCAACAGCCACTAATATTACTAAAGCAAACATTATGACTGTGTTTGCTCAATCTGATGATGTAGATGGTGAAATTAAACTTTATAATGAAGTAGGAACTGGTAAAACAGCTTCTAAATTAATTTTTCATGGTAAGTTTGGTGCAGCCGCTAATGCAGTTCAAGAGTTTAAATTACCAGGAGCTGGTATTTATGCCGACACTGGAATATATGCTGATCTCACTAACGTAGACTTTTTTTATATAGTCGGAACATTTTAAAGGAGTAGCCAATGGCGAATACTACTTCTTCGGCCTACTCGTTTGATCAGAACTTTTCTATTGATGAAATTATCTCTGATGCATACGAAAGATTAGGCCTTATAGGAACATCCGGACATCAAATGAGATCTGCAAGACGATCTCTAAATATACTTTTTCAAGAATGGGGTAATAGAGGTGTTCATTTTTGGGAAGTAGGAAATACTAATATAAATTTAATAGTAGGTTCATCAACTAATGTTGATGCGACTGCAGAAGGATCTGGTATTTACACTTTCTATAGAAATTCTACAGATGTACCAGGAGGCGCAGAACCACCTCAAGCAACAACTGTTCCAACAGCAAACGTTTACGGTATTACAGATATCTTAAATGTTTCTTACAGACAAAATTATAATACTACTTCTCAATCAGATACTGGTTTAACTAAAGTAGCTAGAGATGCATATGCTGCAACAGCAAACAAGGCCTCTCTTGGAACACCTTCTCAATATTGGGTCCAAAGATTTATAGATAAAGTTACTATTACTATTTATCCTATGCCTAATTCTACAGCAGCGAGTAATTACTTAAATGTTTATTATGTAAAAAGAATTCAAGACGTGGGAGCTTACACTAATGCAAGTGACACTCCCTATAGATTTATACCACCCATGATTTCAGGACTATCCTATTATTTATCTATGAAGTTTTCACCACAAAGAACACAAGAAATGAAATTATTATATGAAGATGAATTAGCAAGAGCACTAGCAGAGGATGGATCACCAGCGAGTACGTACATTACACCGAAAACTTATTATCCAAATATATGACATTATTAACTAAAGGAATGGGCATTATACTTAAAGGAAGAGTTAAATCTAAAGCTATGAAAGAAGCAGGAAAAAAATTTAAAAAATATTTGGAAAAAAAGAAGGGAAAGGATTTAGATTGGGATGATGTAAAAGCATCTGCTAAAATCTTTACAAAAAAATAATGGCACGATTTTCAAAAGGTAGAAGAGCATTAGCAATCTCGGACAGATCTGGTGCAGCTTTTCCATACAATGAAATGGTTAAAGAATGGACTGGTGCATGGGTACATAATTCAGAATTTGAACCTAAACAACCACAATTAGAACCACATCCCGTAGGAGCCGATCCACAAGGATTATTACATGCAAGACCAGCTAGAGTAGAATTTCCAGTTCAAGATATTTTACCAAATAATCCTTTCACAACAACAGCCGCATCAAAAACTTTAAGTATATCTTTTCCAGATAATGGTTTAAACGCAGGAACATCTTATGTAAGATTTAGTGATTTAAAACAACCTGTAGGGGGAGTTGCAATTACAACTTTAGAATTATCTACAACATTAAATGGAGACATAAGTAATACGGCTACATCAATTGTTTTAACTGACGGTTCCGAATTTCCAACAGCAGGATATATTGTTATAGAAAAAGTTTGGACACAAGCTGATTTAGATGCTGGTACAATTACTAATCCTTTATTAGTTGGAACATATGCAAATGAAACAATTCAATATACAGGTAGATCTACACACACTTTAACAGGATGTACACGTGGAACCTCTGCACCCTATAGAGGAGAAACTTTAGCTAATACTACAGCGATTGCTCATTCTTCGGGGGCAACAGTTTATGGATCTTATTTAGCAACAGCAGTTTCAACAACAGTAATTGTTGGTCCTAAAACATCCCAAACAGAAACACATTATAATTCATTAACAGTGCCTTTAGTATCTAATGCTACAAGCGCAGCAACAGGAGGCGGTTTTCAGTGTACAATTGGACCCGTTAATGATAGAGGTTAATTATTATGGCTTCATATTCACTTTCAGATTTAGAAACTGACATTAGAAATTATACCGAAGTAGACAGTAATGTTTTTACTGGTGCTATTCTAGGTAGATTTATAGAAAATGCAGAATATAGAATTGCATACGATATTCCTATGGATTCAGATAGAAAACAATCTCAAGCACAATTTGCTTTAGATACTAATTCAATAAATGTCCCTGCGGGATGTTTATTTGTAAGAGGTGTACAAGTATTTCCATCTACGTCCGTCACTACTGAACAAGGTACGTGGTTAGAGAGACGTGATCAAACATTCATAAGTGAATATATTGGAGAATTAACAGGACCAGAAGGGTCAACTGCTTCTGGAGCAGATGTTACCGGATTCCCTAAATATTACTCTATGTTTGGAGGAGCCACTGGAACTACTTCTAGTACCTCTGGAGGTATGTATTTAGCTCCTACACCAGATGCTAGATATCAGTATATTATTCATTATAACAAAATACCAGCTGGTTTGGAGGACCAAACTTCTGGGACTTATGTTAGCCGATACTTCCCTCAAGGACTATTATATGCCTGTTTAGTAGAAGCATATAGTTATTTAAAAGGTCCGACTGATATGTTGACATTATACGAGCAAAAGTATAAAACTGAACTACAAAAGTTTGCAAGTATGCAAATTGGAAGAAGAAGACGAGACGATTACACGGATGGTACAATAAGAATACCGATCGAGTCACCGCCTCAATAATTAGGAGAAAATTTATGGCAATAACATCGGCAATTTGTAATAGCTTTAAACAAGAAATTTTAGAAGCTGAACACAATTTTACAGCTTCAACTGGAAACACTTTTAATTTAGCACTTTATGATAGTGATGCTTCATTGGGAGCAGGAACAACGGCTTATACTTCTTCTGAAGAAATTACTAATACTTCAGGAACTGCTTATTCTGCAAAAGGAAAAGCTTTAACAAGTGTTACACCAACTTTAGATTCATCAACAGCAGTCTGCGACTTTGCAGATGTCTCTTGGACATCAGCTTCTTTTACAGCAAGAGGATGTTTAATTTTTAATGATTCACATGCCACGGACGGATCGGTTTGTGCAATAGATTTTGGTGGAGATAAAACAGCTACAAGTGGAACATTTACAATTCAATTTCCAGCAGCATCAGCTACAGCAGCAATCATCAGAATAGCATAGGAGTAAAACATGGCTGACGTTACAGTTTCGGTAACGGGTCTTCAGGCCATTGTTAACCAAACAACGTGGAATGCTCTACGTATTGGGTGGGGTCAAGGTAATTATAATACTGGAGGCTATGTTGATGAAAATATTTTACAAGGTTGGGGTCATGTAGAATGGGGCCAAGCTAATTGGGGAGAATCCGATACATTTGAGACTGGTTGGGGTAGATTATATTGGGGCTCTGAAGTTTGGGGCGGTACATATAATATTACAGTTCAACCAACAGGTTTAAGTGCAACAACAAGTTTAGGTTCACCAACTGCAGTCATTTCAAATTTAGTAGAACTAACTGGTTTAGGATCTACTTCATCTTTAGGAACGCCAACAATTGACGTTTCAGTTTCATATGCATTAACAGGTATAGCTGCTACTTCATCGGTAGGAGCATTAGATCCAGCAGATCAAGTTATGGGTTTAACAGGTATCGCTGCTACTTCATCGGTAGGAGCATTAGATCCAGCAGATCAAGTTATGGGTTTAACGGGTTTAGAAGCTACATCTTCAACTGGAACAGTAGTGATACCAAATGTCGGTGTTCCGTTAACCGGTCTTAGTGCTACATCTAGTTTAGGTACACCATTTGTTTCTTCAGGAATAATTGTTGCAGCTTCAGGTGTATCAGCTACTTCTTCTTTAGGTACAGTTGTTGTTCCAAATGAAGATGTAACTTTAACAGGTTTAGGAGCTACAGCATCCCCTGGAATTCTTTCTCCTCCTACTATAACTGGAATAACTGGGTTAGCTGCAACTAGTGCCGTAGGTACTGGTATAGTATGTGAATCTAAGTATCCAATAACTGGAGTTTCTGCTACTGCTTCCGTAGGGTCTATAAGCCCAACTGATCAAGTTATGGGACTAACTGGTTTAGAAGCTACTATTTCATTAAATGAGAAAGTTTCTACTTTATATACTCGAGATTTAAGCTATAATACTAGCGCGTCTTATAGTAATAAAACGAATAATACATCGGGCTCATATACAGACAAGTCCAATAACACAAGCGCTTCATATACGGACAAGACACATGCCGGTTAAATATGAGGTTGACTTGCTACTAAAGAAACAATATAAATACTAATAATAGGAGTTAACTAATAATGGCGTCAACATACACACCTCTCGGCGTAGAACTAATGGCTACTGGCGAAAATGCCGGTACATGGGGGACAAAGACTAATACAAATTTAAATATTATAGAACAAATAGCTGGTGGCTATGTTGTTCAAACTTTAAATGCTGGTGGAGCGGGAGCTAATACTACTACTTTATCAGTATCAGATGGATCTGCAGGAGCAACTCTTGCAACAAGAACTATTATTTTAGGAGCAGAATCTGCTCAAACAATTTCAGGTGCTAAAATTGTAACTATTCCAATTGACGTAGAAAATTTTTATTTTATTAAAAACAGCACGAGTGGTTCTTATACAGTTCAACTTAAATATGCTTCAGGAACAGGTGATTCTGTTACTTGGGCAACAACTGATAAAGGTTGGAAAATTATTTATGCAACCGCTAATGATGGTACAAATCCAGACATAGCAGAAATTACTGTTGGTGGATTACCAGGTGGTTCAGACACACAAATTCAATATAACGATTCAGGATCCTTTGGTGGAGATGCAAACTTAGTTTGGAGCGCATCAACAGGATTGAATATAGGTTCACAGAAAGAACTAAGACTTCAGGATAGCTCTGGAGGAGAATACATAGGTATGAAAGCAAATGCATCAACCACGGATCATACTCTTACGTGGCCAGCAACAGTAGCCGGAGGAAATGGCTACGTTTTAAAATCAACAACAGGTGGAGTTTTAACTTGGGAAGAATTAGAAGCAGGTGGAACATCTTGGGCCGCAGTAAAAGTAACAGGAGATTCTCCTGTATCTGGTGCAGCAGGAGCAGGATATTTTATGAATACTACTTCTGGAGCCATAACATTAACTTTACCGGGGTCACCAACCCTAGGAGATGAGATCTCGTTTATTGATTATGCAGGTACTTTCGATACCAATAATTTAACCGTTGCAAGAAACGGTAAAAATATTAATGGGTCAGCAGCAGATTTAACTGTTGCTACAGAAAGAGCCGCTAATACTTTAGTCTACACAGATACTACTCAAGGTTGGTTACTGAAGAGTAATTAATAGGAGTTGGAGTGTCAACTTATAGAGAAATTATAGGAAAGAAAATTAAATCAGTATCATCTGATCCTTCATCAGGTACTGAAGGAGAAATGTGGTACAATTCAACTACTGGAACTTTAAGAGGGCCAGCACTCATAAAAGCATGGTCAAGTGCTCCAAATCAAGTTTATACTAATTTTGGAGGAGGTAGAGCAGGAACACAAACAGCAGCTTTAGGAGCTGGGGGATATGCAGGAAATGCACCAACTAATCCCGGAGCAAATGCAACTACTGAATATGATGGTTCTGCTTGGAGTCTACATCCAGCAACTATGAATACAGGTAGAGGTGCTTTGAACGGATGTGGTACTCAAACAGCAGCTGCAGTATTTGGGGGTCAAGCTCCTTATCCTGGACCTGGAAATGCTACTGAAGAATTTAATGGATCAGCTTGGACAAATGGTGGAGATTTAAACACAGGAAGAAGAAATTATATGGGAGCTGGAACTCAAACTGCTGCTTTAACAGCAGGTGGTTATGCTCCTTCTCCTAGTGGAGCTGGAAGGAATGAAAGTGAATCTTATGATGGTTCTTCTTGGACTGAAGGACCTAATTTAGGAACTGGAGTTTATTACAACGTTGGTACAGGAAGTCAAACAGCAGCAATAAGTATGGGTGGTTATTCACCTCCAGTTTATCCCGCTGCTCAACTTGAAACAGAATTATATGATGGAACATCTTGGACAGCCGGTGACAATATGAATACAAGAAGAGCTTACGGAGGTGCTTTTGGTTCTCAAACAGATGCGTTAATTGCAGGTGGATCAGGTCCTCCAACTAGTTCAACAGCAAACGTTGAAGAATATGATGGAACTTCTTGGACAGAACAGAATAATTTATCAGTTGCAAAAAGTTTAACTGGTCAAGCAGCTGGGGGAATTGCTAATAGTACAGCAGGTGTTGTATGGAATGGTTACGGACCCGCTGACACTCCTAGTGCAAATACTGGAAATTATTTCGTAGAAGAATGGAATGCTTCAACAAATGTAATTACAGGCGGAGCATGGGCAAGCGGTGGATCTTTAACTACTGGTAGAAGAAATGCTGGAGGAGCGGGAACTCAAACAGCAGCATTAGCAATTGGTGGAGAGGCACCTAAAACAGGAAAAACAGAATCATATGATGGTTCATCATGGACAGAAGTTGGAGATTTAAATACTGCAAGAAATACTTTAGGATCAACAGGTAGTTCAACTGCAGCGATAGCATTTGGAGGTGAAGCACCAGGCGGTCCATCAACACATACTGAAACTTGGGATGGATCATCTTGGACAACATCACCTAATTCTTTAAACACAGCAACAAGATCAAACTCTGGTTTTGGAACTACAGCTGCTGCAGTCAACATGGGTGGGTTTAATCCTAGCCCTACATATATAGCTACTGTTGAAGAGTGGGGTGGTACAAGCTGGACGTCTGCCACATCTTTACCCACTGCAACTGCACTTATGCGAGGATTTGGAATAGAGACAGCAGGAGTTTCATGTGGAGGAATTACTCCTTCTTTGGTAGGTACTACTTTTGAATACGGAGGGTCATCTTGGACTGCTGGTGGAGCTATGGTTACTGCTAGATCGTCTCACTTTGGAGGTATGGGTTCTCAAACAGATGGATTAGTAACGGGTGGAAACATACCAGCTAATACCGCAACTTCTGAAGGATATGATGGAACAACATGGTCAACACGTCCTTCAATGAGTACAGCTAGATCACAAGGGGCAGGTCTTGGACCAAGTTCAGTTTCTACAGCTGGGTTAGCTTCAGGCGGATATACAACAACAGACGTTGCTACCACAGAAGAATACACAGGTGAAACAACAGCAGCTAATATAGAAACATTTACAACAAGTTAAAAAATTATGAGCACATATAGAGAAATACACGGTAAAGCAGTTAAATCACTTGGCACTGATCCCTCAGCGGAAACAGATGCAGGACAGATTTGGTATAATACATCAAGCGATACTTTCAAAAGTATTGTTAATTCAGCAACATTTTCTAGTTCAGGTAATTATTTAGCAGAACTTTTTGGACAAGGTGGTGCTGGTAGTCAAACAGCAGGTTTATCTTTTGCAGGGGCAGGATCTCCAGGATCTACAGTTGTAAATACAACCGGTGAATATAATGGTTATGGTTGGGTAAGTGGTGGAAATATGGGTACAGCAAGAAGATCACTAATAGGTTGTGGAACTCAAACAGCGGCTTTAGGTTCTACAGGATATCCAGGAAATAAAACTGATACAGAAGAATATGATGGTTCAAGTTGGACTGGTGGTGGAGCTTATCCAGTAGGACAAGAATTAGGATCTGGATGTGGCACTCAAACTGCAGCTTTAGGGTGTGGAGGACAACCAACCCCCAATACATCTAACGAATATAATGGTTCTTCTTGGACAGCAAGTCCAGGTAATTTAAATGATGGACGATCTTTTTTACAATGTGTAGGAACACAAACCGCAGCTTTAGCTGCTGGTGCTAGAGATAGTAGTCCTCTCACTAAAAATTGTGAAGAGTATGATGGATCTACATGGACTTCGGTAAACTCTTTAAATACATCTAGAGATCTTGTTTCTTTTGGAGCTGGTATTCAAACAAATGCAATATCTTATGGTACACCAGGTAGCTTAGAAAGTTATGATGGAACAAATTGGACAAATGAACCTGCAACAATGGGAACTGCAAGAAACAGTGGTTCAAACGCTGGAAGTGCATCAACTGCACTTGCTGTTTGTGGAAGTCCAGGAGGAGCTACATCATTAACAGAAGAATATAATAATACAGCATTCGTCATCACGGGCGGAGCATGGGCTAGTGGTGGAAATTTAAATGAAGGTAGATTTGGAATGGCGCCTGCTAAAAATGCACCTCAAACTGCAGCATTATGTGCTTCAGGAACTGAGGGACCTCCTTGGCCTGGTATAGTAACTAGTGTAGAAGAATATAATGGAACTGCTTGGTCAGAGGAAACTAATAATACTACAGGTAGGGAAAGTATGGCTGGAGCTGGAACTCAGACAGCAGCACTAATTTTTGGGGGATCCCCTGATACTGATGCCACAGAAGAATACGATGGGTCTAGTTGGACTAATGTTGGAGATTTAAATACAGGTAGAATTCACATTGGCGGATGTGGTCTTCAAACTGCAGGTCTTTGTTTTGGTGGTGATCCAGGATCACCAAATAAAACTGGAGCTACAGAAGAATATAATGGAAGTGCTTGGACTACTAGTCCTGGTACTTTAAATACTCCTAGAAATACTGTTCGTGGATGTGGAATTCAGACTGCTGCTTTAGCTGCGGGTGGAAATACAAATCCACCTAATACATCTTCTGCATCAGCAGAAGAATATAATGGAACAGCTTGGACAGCAACCGGAAGTCTGAACACTGCTAGACAAGATGGGGGAGCATGTGGAGTACAAACAAATGCAATATATTTTAGTGGTGATATTGTACCTGGAAGTGGATCAGTCCTAACCGAAGCTTATGATGGAACATCATGGGTTTCGTCCAACAATGTTGCAACAGCAAGATCGCAGGGAGGATCAGCAGGATCAGTTGCGGCTGGATTATTTTTTGGTGGTGGTGCTGGTGGTAATGCAACAGAAGAATTTACAGGTGGAACATCAACTATAAATGTTAAAACACTTACACAAAGTTAAAAATTATGATATACAAAATTAAAAAGGAGGAAACACTATGGCACACTTTATATATGGAGTAGCTGAAAACACTGGAAAAGGATTTTTTACTGCAGAAGACAGAAGAAAATTCTTCCTTAGAGGTTATCCCGCAAACGTCTGGATGGTTGGAAACAACGTCGATGGCGCTATGTGGTTAGCTGAAAAAGGGGCTAGTGAAAAGACTAAGTCAGAAGCACAAGCTGTGGTTGATGCTGAAGTACAAGCATCACAAGCAACTTGGGATGCTCAGACTGACGAACAAAAAGCTGATCCAATGAATACAAGACCAGTTGATGTAATATTGCCATAAGGATATTCTAAATGGCAACTTACGAAGAAATATACGGAAAACGTGTAGACGTATTATCATCTGACCCTACGCTCACTGCAGCGAATGAGGGACAGGTATGGTATAACTCTACTTCAGGTACACTTAAAAGTGTTGTAGCAGCAGGTGCATGGTCCAGTGCTCCGCCTTTAAGTGTTGCAAGATACGCAATGGGTGGAACAGGAACTCAGACTGCAGGTTTAGCTATTTCAGGACAAATAAGTCCAGGAACCTATACAACTTCTACTGAAGAATATAATGGTTCTAGTTGGACAACAGGTGGTAATGTTGGAACTGGTCGATATACTATGGCAGCCGGTGGAATTCAAACCGCAGCTATCATTTCAATGGGTTTTGTAGGCACTGCCGCTATTACAACAACAGAATTATACAATGGTTCTTCATGGACTGCAGGCACATCATCAAGTGATAATAGAACTAATTTAGGATCTGGTGGATTACAAACAGCTTTTCTAGCATTTGGTGGTACGGAATCACCAGGAATATCAGCAACTACCGAAGAATGGGATGGTTCATCGTGGACAAGTGGTGGAGCTTTAGGAACAGCTCGTTACCAATTATCAGGAAATAACGTTGGAACTCAAACAGCAGGTTTATGTGTTGGTGGTTATTCTGGAGGTGCTAAAGATTTAGTAGAAGAATATAACGGATCATCTTGGACAGCAGGTGGAGCTTTACCAAGTGGTGAAGGAAACGCAGCAAGATATGGAACACAGACTGCAGCAGTAATTGCTGGGGGTGGTCCTGGTCCTGGTCCTGATACAGCAGTTAAAAATTATGATGGATCAAGTTGGACTACTGTAGCATCAATAGCCTCAGGCAGATCTCAAGTTTCAGCTTCACAAGCTTCTCAAACAGCTGGAATAATTATGGGTGGTGCAGCTGGCGGAACTGCTAAAAACATTACAGAAGAATACAATTTTTCAGCTGCCACACTAACAGGTGCAGCATGGGCGAGCGGTACTGCTTTACCCGCAGCAAGGGCTTACTGCGGCGGCGCAGGAACACCGACAGCAGCTTTAGTTTATGGAGGCACAGACTCATCATACCAAGCAGAAACTTATGAAGGAGATGGTTCTTCTTGGACTGACACAGCAAATATGAATACCGCAAGAATTTGTACGGGAGCAGCATCTGGAGGAAGTCAAACAGCAGCATTGGCTTTTACTGGAGATGCAGGTGCACCGGCTTATGCAACTAATTTATCTGAAAGTTATAATGGTTCTAGTTGGACAGCAACCCCTGCAACAAATGTTGCATCTACAGGTACAGCAGGTGCAGGCACATCAACTGCAGCTATAGTTGTGGGAGGTGAATTAGCTGCTCCTGGATTTGGTGAATCACAGAGAACAGAAGAATTTGATGGGTCTAGTTGGACGGCTCAAAATACAGTACCAGCGGGTGTAAGACTCAATGGAATGGGAGGAACGGCAGCAGCAGCATGGAGTATCTATGGTATCCGGCCGGCTCTAGCTCCGACGTCAGCTTTTGAATATGATGGAACTAATTGGTCTACAGGTGGAACAGGTCTTTTTCCAGGAAGAGCTGGGACTGATGGATTTGGAACTGCAACTGCAGGAGTTTATTCAGGTGGAAATGTCCCCCCTAATACTTATCCTGGTTCAAGTATGATATATGATGGAACAGCATGGGCTACAAGTGCAACTCTGGCAACTGGAAAAGCATATAGCGCAAATTTAGGAACCAGTACGACAGGAATGAAAGCAGGTGGAAACGTAGCGCCCGGAGCTACAAGAACAACTAATGTGCAAGAATTTACAGGTGAAACATCATCATTTACAGCTTCTACATTGACAACGAGTTAAAAATAGTTATATTAGAAAGTAATATGAAAGGATACAAATGACAGAGAAAAGAAACATACATGCATTAATAGAAAAAGAAGCACCAAGCTTAAATAATTTACTTGACCCAAATGATGTCAAGGAATTTAAAGCCATGACTTCAGAACTTAGAGATACTTGGACGAAGAAACAAGTCTTTAGAACTGAAACAGAAATGAGAATGTCTGTTCTACAAGATATGAAATATCCAACTAAGGCTGCAAAGTACTGGCAGTGTGTTAGAGAACAGAATGTTTTCTTAGAAAATTTAATGAGTTTATCTTTTGATTGTAGACGTAATGAAGTTAAATTAAAAAGACTAGAACAAAAACTTGACACAGAAAAAGACCCAATAAAAAGAGAGCTCTATCAAATAGACATAGATGAAAAAAGATATGGTTTAGCTAACATGCAATTGGTAGCTAGGGACAGAATGAGAGAAATTAAACTGTGGTCTACATTAAAGAAAGAATTTGACGATGGATCATTTGATACTAAAGATGTTAACACGCACCAATTAGAATCATATCATCACGTTATGAAAAATAAAGCAGAGACATTAACTACTGGATCAAGTCAACCAGAAGTGTTTAATGTATTAGGTCAATTAAAAACAATAGAAAGAGTTAAAAAATCTGGTGAAATGATTTATAACAAGAAAGAACAAATATCCAATGACCTCGGAGCAAAAGAAAAATAAAAAACTTTTCTTTTTAATTGCAATGCCAAGGTCTGGAAACACCTTGTTTGCATCTATAATGAATCAAAATCCAGAGCTAGTAGTGACAGCTAATTCTATTACATTAGAGATAATGAAATATTTATACTTGTTAAAAAAAACAGATGTGTTTCAAAACTATCCAGATCATCAATCATTAAATAATATATTAGATACAGTCTACGATACTTTTTATAAGGATTGGCCTCAACGAATAATCATTGATCGTGGACCCGTACTAGCTAGTGGTAATCCAGGTAACTTTGAATTAATGAAAATACATTACAAACGTCCTTTTAAATGTATTGTTTTACTTAGAGATTTAATGGATGTATTAGCCAGTTATATGAAATGGTATACAGAGAACCCTAATGCTTTTCCTAATAGACATGGTTTAAAGACTGATGAAGAAAAATTATCAATGATAATGAATAACGCTGGTGCCGTTGCTAAAGAATTAAATGCAATTAGAGATGCCTTTAACTATCCTAATATATGTCACTTTGTAAAGTACGATGATTTAGTTACAAACCCTGAAGAAGAGATTAAAAAAATATATAAATTTTTAGATGAGCCTTATTTTAATCACAGATTTATTGATCTAGATCAAATTAATATTAATGGGATAGGATATAACGATAGCATAGTTGGTAAAAATATGCATACTATAAAAACAGGAGAAATTGTGAAAGAGTATAATCCCTACATAGAAAAAATACCACAAAGAATAAAGGATAAATATGGACACATCAGATTTTAATTTTGTATTTTTAGGACAGTCGGTATTAAAGTACCCAGTACCATTAGATGTATTTAATATTATTAATCATATTTATGAAACAAAATATCCTGAATTAAAACCTGCAAATAAACAATTGGTTGGTAAAATAGAAAAAGAACATAGTTTATTTTTTAATGGTGAGGATGGTCCTAGAATGACTAGACACAACCATTTACCTAATAATGTATTAGGATGGTTTGAATTAAAGTTTAAACATTATTTAGAATGGAATAAAATTAAACAATACGATTTACATTTAAATTCTGTATGGATTAACACTATGTTTGAACATGAATACAATCCAGTGCACGTGCACCAAGGATCATTGTTTACAGGACTATCTAGTGTTATGATTTTAAAATTACCTGAGTCTTACGGCGTAGAATATTCTGCATCTAATCAACCACAGAATGGCAGGCTTCAGATATTAGGTTCAGCTAATGGACATTTTGCAAATGTAGATTATCAACCAGAAATTAAAGAAAGAGACTTTTATATTTTTCCTTACGACATGAGACACTGCGTATATCCATTTAATGGACCAGGTTATAGAAGAACGTTGGCTGCAAATATGGATGTAAAGTATGACCCAATTAGAAATAGAGGAGTAAGTTAATGTACGAAAACCAAATAATAACAGAACCTAAATGGAAGAGTTGGATAGTTCAAACTACCACACCATTATTTACACCAGATCAATGTAGAGAAATTATTGCATCGGGGAGAGCACAGAAACCACAAACAGCACAAGTTGGTATGAATAAACCTGGTGGGGGAACAGATACTAAAAAAAGAGTGACTACCATTAGTTGGATTCCGTTTAAAGAAATGGGACACATGTATCATGATTTAAATAAATTTATTCAAAAATGTAATGAAAATCATTTTGGCTTTGGAGATATTAGAATTACAGAAAACGCACAATTTACAGAATATCCTGAAGGAGGTTTTTATGATTGGCATATGGATTGTGATGTAAACATGACTCACGAACCCCCTGTTAGAAAAATATCAATGACATTATTATTAAATGATCCTAAAGAATTTGAAGGTGGGGAATTAGAAGTAATGGCGCCAGGAAAATTTGCAGATATGAAACAAGGTCACGCAATTATGTTTGCATCATTTTTAAATCATAGGGTTAACCCTGTTAAACGTGGAGTAAGACAATCTCTTGTTGTTTGGTTTGGGGGTAAACCTTTTAGATGATTAAAGAAGGATTTTTTCCCACACTTATATACGCAGAAGATTTAAAATTAGATACTAACGAGATGGCTAAAAATATCATTCAATGGTCTAAGGAAAATGAGGGTGTTCAAAAAACAAATGTCAATGGATGGCATAGTGAAACTGAGATGCATAACAGACCAGAATATAAACCCTTAGTAGATGAATTATTTAGAATGGTACATCAAGTATTTAACGAAGAATTTTTAGATAAAAGAGCCGTGCTTGGTAATATGTGGGCTAACATAAATTATCAGGGCGGATATAATAAGCCTCATGTACATCCTAATGCTTTATTTAGTGGTGTATATTATGTAAAGACTCCACCTAATTGTGGGAATTTAATATGTCAAGACCCTAGACCAGGTATTCAAACTTGTATGCCTACTAGAAAAAAAGTAGAAATTCCTAAATATTTATGGAGAGATGTTCATTTACAACCTCAAGAAAACAGAGCTATAATGTTTCCAGCGTGGCTATGGCATTCTGTACAACCTAATGAATCAAATGATATAAGAATATCAGTAAGTTTTAATTTTATACAAGATGGCTTTCAATAAATATCAGTTAATCAAAGGTGCACTTAGCTATGAATTAGCTAATTTTATATTTAACTATTTTCTTCTTAAACGAGATGCGGTTGATTGGATGTATAAAAATAATATAACTTATGACAATGGAATGCTAGGCACCTGGGCCGACGCACAAATACCCAACACCTATTCACATTATGCAGATCATGTAATGGAAACTTTACTGGTTAAAATGTTACCAGTAATGGCTAAAGAAACGGGTTTAAATTTAATCCCTACATATTCATATGCAAGAATATATAAAAATGGAGATATTTTAAGAAGACATAAAGACCGACCTAGTTGTGAGATATCAACTACCCTCAATTTAGGAGGTGATCCTTGGCCTATATTTATAGATGGCACAGGGGCTGACACAGTCATAGACGAATACAAGAATATACATAAACCTAACGCTCCCGAAGGCACTAAAGTCCTACTTGATGTTGGCGACATGCTAGTATATAGTGGATGTGAATTAGAGCATTGGAGAGAACCCTTTGAAGGTAATACTTGCGCTCAAGTATTTCTTCATTATAACCATGTAAATGGTCCTTTTGCTGAAAAGAATAGGTTCGACAAAAGGCCGATGTTAGGTGTTCCACCAATAAGGAACACATAATATGATGGAGTTATATGCTACAAAA